TTAAGATATATAACGAACTAACATCTAGCCTAGAGATAATTTCAACAGGATTACTAGATTCAAGGTTTTAAAACCAATCCATAAGAAACTTTGTTAGTGAGTTGTCTTTTTGGGAGCCTAATATCGCTCCAGGAGAAGATATAGTGATATCTTTCCTAGATATCCAAACCGTTGACAAATAATTATATTCTATGAAATTTGATTTAAAATCTAAAATAACAATTTGGTTATTAAAGAATTTATTCCAAATAGATCCTAAAATTTCTAGAAGATTCTTATTAATAATTACCAATCTTAGGTTAAGAAATGGTTTACCATTTTGTATCAAGTATATAAAGTCTTCTCGACTTCATATTACTCGATATATTTGTGGTAAACCTCTCTTAACCAATAAAGATTTGGTTTCTCTAACTAATGGTTTTCCTACAAAATTCTTATTTTTAAAGGGATTGTTAGATACCAAAGATCTTATAAAGATCAGAGGTGTTCTGACATTGTTATACTTCACAAGAAGTATAGTCCCAACAAAATTAGAAGAGAGTAGAATAAAACCAGATTTTAGTTCAATCACTAACGAATACAAAGGAAAAGATTATTCAATTCCTATGTATTTTATTAATGATTGAGTTAAAATCAATAATTTAGGCAAGACATTACCAAAATTTGGAGGTAACCTTCATTACATAAGTAGTAAAGGTTCTCCTTTTGGTAAAGCTACTATAACTGGGCCATTTGCACTATTTTATATGGTACAAGCTTCTCCAAAAATGTTAGAATATTTTCTAAGATTTATTGGTGAAGGAAGTTATAAGTTATTATTTGGTAATTTCATAGAAAAACTATGAAAAGACCATAGACTTATGACCCCTGGTAAAGTTATAGGAAGTCTTGGGAAAATTAGTATAGTTAGGGATCCTGAGCTAAAACGTAGACCAATTGCGATGTTAGATTATAACTCGCAAATGATCTTAAAACCTATTCATGATGATCTCTTAAATAATTTAAGAAGTCTATCACAAGATAGGACGTTTACTCAAGACCCTAATAATAAGTGATCACCGAGAGGAAATAGTTTCTGATCCATAGATTTATCATCAGCAACAGATAGATTTCCAATATCCTTACAAGTAAAGCTAATATCTGCTATGTATAATAACAGAGATTTTGCCGAAACTTGAAAGAATATTTTAGTCGATAGAGATTTCCGGTATAATGATACATCATTAAGATATAAAGTTGGACAACCTATGGGAGCTTATAGCTCTTGGGGTTGTTTTACTCTATGTCATCATCTAGTTGTAGCTTGAGCAGCCCACTTATGTGGATTGTCAAAATTTAAAGATTATATAATTCTTGGCGATGATATCGTTATTAATAACGATAAAGTTGCAAGGAAATATATAGCTTTAATGGCTAAATTAGGTGTTGATATATCATTACAGAAAACTCACGTAAGTTTTAATACTTATGAATTCGCTAAAAGATGAATCTGTAAACGTGTTGAAATTAGTCCATTACCTTTAAAAGGTATATTACTAAACATAAAATATCCACAAGTTGTTTTACAACAACTTATGATATATATGAATAATAATAACCATTATTTTAAAGGTGGTGTGCTAGAATTAGTCATAAAATTATATACTGGTTTAAAAATAGGTAGAAGATTTTATACA